AATAAGATTTACAAGGGTAGCAAGACGACGTATGCTGATTGGTGTGTGAGATACAACTTTGAATGGGCCGAAGGGTCTATCCCTATGGAGTGGGTAAAAAAATGACCGACGATATTGAGATACAAAAACAGGTGGAGATGATGTCCCTTTTACCAGACAGATACTACATCATACTTAAGCCTCTTGATGATGAGAACTTTACCCTGACTGCTTACGATACAACTGATAAAACCTATGAGGATGACTCCGACTACAATCCAGCCATGATTATACAAGAGGGTATAATGGAAGCGGTGAGAGAAGACCTTGAGGATGTGTATGATAAGGGTGCAGCATCAATACAGTTTAAGCTTACTGCAGAGGCTATGATTGAAGAAGTAGAAGAAGAATTAAAGAATCAGTTTTGTGACAATGTTGTAAAAGTTAATTTTGGAAAGAAACAATGAAACACGAAGAATACATGGTAAAAAGAATGAGGGATGAGGATGTTGTTAACAAACCGCCACACTACAATCAAGCAGGTGTTGAGTGCATTGACGCAATCCAAGCGGCGACAGACGATGGGTTTGAATACTACCTGCAAGGAAACATCATCAAGTACCTCTGGAGATACCGTTACAAGAACGGAGTTGAAGACCTCAAAAAAGCACAGTGGTACCTAACCAAACTAATCAAAATCAAAGGAGAATAAGAACATGAGTAACATGTTACCTACACCATACCAGCAGTTCATTCACAAGTCACGCTATGCCCGTTGGATTGACGGGGAAGAGCGTCGTGAGAATTGGGATGAAACTGTGGATCGTTACATGAACTTTATGCAGAGTCAGGTAGAGGATAAGTGTAACGTCAGGGTGGACTTAGGTGAGGTTCGTGAGGCTGTTCTTAGTCTTCAGGTCATGCCTTCCATGAGGGCAATGATGACTTCAGGGCCAGCGTTGGCTCGTGACAATATCTGTGGGTACAACTGTAGTTACATTCCAGTTGATAGCCCCCGTTCGTTTGATGAGTGCATGTACATATTGATGTGTGGCACTGGCGTTGGCTTTAGTGTGGAGAGAGAGAATGTTGATAAGTTACCTGTCGTATCTGATAATTTTAATAGTTCTAGCACCAGTATTATAGTAGCAGATAGCAAGCCGGGGTGGGCTAAAGCTTACCGTGAGTTGGTTGCGTTGCTTTATGCGGGTCAGGTTCCTTCTTGGGATACGTCTGCTATTCGCCCTGCAGGTGCGCGGCTAAAGGTTATGGGGGGTAGAGCCAGTGGGCCGCAACCCTTAATTGATCTGTTTAACTTTACCATAGAAATATTTAAGAAGGCTGCTGGACGCAGGTTGTTTCCTATTGAGTGCCACGACCTTATGTGTAAGGTTGGAGACGTAGTGGTTGTAGGGGGTGTTCGTCGCAGCGCACTTATTAGTCTATCCAATCTTAGTGACGACCAGATGCGCCATGCTAAGTCAGGTAAGTGGTATGATTATGAAGGCCAGCGAGCTTTGGCGAACAACTCCGTAGCCTACAAGAGTAAGCCGGAGATGGGTACCTTTATGCGTGAATGGCTTGCCCTGTATGACAGTAAGTCTGGTGAGCGTGGTATGTTCAATCGTGAGGCTGCTGACAAGCAGGTGGCGCGTAATGGCAGACGCGAGACAGGACACATGTGGGGTACGAATCCTTGCAGTGAGATAATCTTACGCCCATACCAGTTTTGTAATTTGTCAGAGGTAGTTGTACGTGAAAATGACACACTAGAGTCTCTTAAGGATAAGGTTAGACTAGCTACCATTCTTGGGACTATGCAGTCTACCCTGACTGACTTCAAGTATCTTAGGAAAGTGTGGAAGGATAATACAGAGGAAGAAAGGCTACTTGGGGTTTCTTTAACAGGCATCATGGATCATCCTGTCTTGTCAAAGAACGTTGACAGCAAACTGTGGCTGCAGGAAATGCGAGAAGTAGCGGTGGAAACAAACCGTGAGTATGCAGAGTTACTTGGTATACCTGTTAGTGCAGCGATTACTTGTGTAAAGCCTTCGGGTACTGTGTCTCAACTGGTGGACGCAGCAAGCGGGATACATGTACGACACAATGACCACTTTATCAGAACCGTTCGTGGCGATAACAACGACTCGTTGACACAGTTCCTTATAGATAAGGGAGTTCCTGCAGAACGTTGTAAGAGCAAGCCAGACAACACCACCATATTCTCTTTTCCTATGAAAGCACCAAAGGGTGCCGTTACAAGGACACAAGTATCGGCTATAGAACAGCTAGACTTGTGGTTAACATATGCAATACACTGGTGCGAACACAAGCCTTCCGTAACTATAAATGTAAAGGACCATGAGTGGATGGAAGTTGGTGCGTGGGTATACGAGAACTTTGACCTAGCTTCTGGTGTATCTTTTCTACCTCACGACGGGGGGACTTACGTTCAGGCTCCTTTACAAGATATAGAGCCGGATGAATACCTAGAGTGGCAGGAAAGAATGAGGTTGGTCCATATTGATTGGGAAGATTTGTCAAAGTTTGAAAAGGAAGATAACACTAGCGGATCTCGTGAACTTGCCTGTACTGCAGGGGTTTGTGAAGTTGTGGACTTGACAGCAGCATGAATTGCTGGCACTGTAACATTGAATTAATTTGGAAGGAAGAAGACGATGAGTAAGAAACAAAAGAACACGGTCACAGTAGACGAAGTAGAGTACAACGTAGACGACATGAACCCCGTAGATCAATACACTGTCATGCAGATACGTGATGTTCAAGATCAAATACGTAAGTTAAACTTTAGGGCGACTCAACTGCAGGCATCACAGGCTACTTTTTCAGCTACGTTAGCCAAGAGTGTTAAGGAAACAAACAGTGATACAAATCAAAATAACGCCTGATATAATAGCCCGTGCCAAAAAGAAAGCCGCCTCTGTAGGTATTCTACAGGGCAGCATAACTGGTAGTCTTAGTAATGTGGTCGGAGCTATAGGCGAGGTGATTGTAAAGGATTACGTTGGCGGTGCTGATGCCAACAACAAGGACTTTGATCTGTTGGTTGGAAACAAACGGGTGGACGTAAAGACCAAGCGTTGCAACACAACCCCATCACCTAACTACGACTGCTCTGTGTCAGCACACGGAACCAAGCAGGACTGTGACAGCTACGTCTTTGTTCGTATCCTTACGGATCATAGTAAGGCGTGGATTCTTGGTGAGATACCTAAACAAACCTTCTACACAAAAGCAACCCGTTACAAAGTGGGTGACGTAGACCCAAGCAACGGCTTTGTATTCAAGGCTGATTGTTACAATCTAGCAATACAGGAATTAGAACAAGTAGATGGCTAACAAAAGCAAAGAGGCTACCCTGTTTACATTTCAGGCTAATCTAAAACAGAACGGCACCGTAGAGTTGACTTGGGAAGGAGTCAAGCCAGAGCAGTTTGAATCTGCAATGGTAAAGGGACTACCCCAGTGGGATGGCTCACACTCAACCGCATCCCTTCTACGTTACCTTCGGTCTATGGCAGATGAGATGATGGAGAAGTCCAGAAACTACATCTAGCGTTTTTTTGTAGCTCCTGCTATTCTATCAGCTTGAGTTGGTTTAGGGTTCTTGTCTATGCCTGCTTTTACACTCAACATACCGAATGTAGAACCGCCGCCTGCCATCCGCATCTTTGGAGTCTGCATCATTTGATTCTGCATCATGTTCTGTTGTGGTTGACTTGATGACATCATACCGCCCCCGTAAGCTTTCTTGCGGGGTTTTTTCATGGCTGTACCACCGTACATCATTGGTTTGCGGCGGGACATACCACCATACATCATCCCCTTACGAGGGCCGTTATTGTACTGTTTCATCTTCGTCTGTCTCTTCCTGCGTAATAGGGTTTATGATTGTTCCGTAAGTACGGAAGTTTTCTTCTTGGGCAAGTATCTCATCCATCGACGGTATGTTGTTTCCGCTAGCCGCAACACCCTTTGCTAGGTGAGCTTCAAGTCTGATTCTTAAAGTCTCTATGACTTGCTTTGACGGGTTGTTGTTGTACAGGATAGCAGCCATTGCTTCGGCAGCTAGTGGATCAGACAATGCTGCATCCATCAAGTTTTGTTTGTACAAGAGGACTGTCCGGGATGCCAATTCGGTACCCACATACAGGGGACTAACCATTCCTCTTGCCACGTTAAAGATACGAGAGAAGGCAGAGTCGATTGTTATGACACCGTTAACACCACCCCTTCGTAAATCCAGAGAGTCGCCTATTGATGACTCTACCCAATCCCGCATACGTATTAATGAGTCAGCGTGTTTCTTTCCAAGAACTTCATACATAAGCTTCTGTTGGTTTTCATCAGACACTATCTGACTAAACATCTCACCGGATAATGATAACTGCTCCTTACCCTGTCTGACTCTTGTGTTTGCCTTTGCCTTTGCAAACAACCCTTCGGCGTACATGTAGCGCATTGCCTTTTCGACTTCTTCTTTTGGAAGCCCTGAACTGGCTACAAGCTCGTCAACTTTAGAGGAATAAGATGCAGGGTTGCCGTTTAGAAAGTAAACGTCAAAGAAGGTTTCTTTTTTGTTTACCAACTGTGCATCGAACCCAAGTGTCTTTATTGTGTTGGATATATCGTCGGCTTCATTCTTAGCTGCAAGAGTGAGGACTCCCTTAGTTGGGTCTAGCTTCTCCCTGAGTTTGCCGTATTCTGCTTGCCACTTCTTGTTCTTCAAAAGAAGATCATCAAAATCTATAGCGAAGTTTTGTATGTTGTCAAATTCAACAGTTCGCCTTGTTGCGGTTTGATTTGGGCTTCCGTCTTTTGGGATGACATCAACAGCAAGTCTGTCTTCAATCTCAAACATGCGCTGTGATCGACCAAACTTTAAAGTCTCCCCCACATCAGGGCCAAATACACGACCCCCTGTTCCGGGGCTTTCTAAAACCTTCATGGCTTGAGCTTGTCTACCACCTATGTCTCTGGTCGCTGAGTATTGTAGATGGGAGTTGATTAAATTTTGGTAGATACCAAGAGCCTTCTCTTGACTAGGATCATTTAAATCAAACTCTATACGATCAGTTTCTTTATTGCGTGTTCCACCTATAGCGTATAGCACACGGTCTGATTCAACATCCAGTTGTCTCATAAGAGCAGCAACTTCCACATCGTCTGTAGCGTTCAAGAGCTTTGTAGATATTTCAGACATTCTTAGGAATGCAACTTCAGGATGATTTCTGTCAATGTTTTTGTAGCCGTACGGACCTTCTGTCTTAGGACGATCTGCTGGACCCTTACGAACACGGGATGCTAATGCTGGACCCAGCCAAGCGTAATTAACATCACGATCTGTACGAGAACCCACCTTATCAAAGTACGTCTGACGGGCTACCTCTACTTGTTTTTTGACTTCGGGGCTAAGATCACCATACGTATTTGTTATCAAGTTTCGCATTTCTGTTTTAACTTTGTTTATTTCTGATGCGTCGGTTTTTCCACCTATAGCCCGTATCTCAAAGAACCTGTACATATCTTCGGCTTCAGAAAACGTAGCTGAAAACAAGCGGGATAGCTCTGCTTCAGGAACTTGCCCTGCTTCAATTGCATCCATAGCTATATCTATGTAAGAAACATCTGGGTTCTCTTGTCTAGCCTGTTGTAGTGCTTTGTTTAAATCTTGCTCACTAAAACCAAACTCTTTAATTAGGTTTCGTTTAGCCATTTCATCAAAGGTTTTAAATACAGCCTTGCCATCTCCACGTATAAACTTACCAAAGTCTGACATGTTTGAAGCTATGGGTCTGTCAAGCATGTCCCCAGATAAAACACCAAACTTTTGTATTACCGGAGCTAGATCAAATGTTCTGTTACCAACTAAGTCATCTACTTTACGGTACTCTACGCTTGCTTCTGCTCTACGTCTGCCATATGAAATATCAAGGAGAGTGTCTGCATTTCTACGAGAAGCCTTGATAAATTCTCCTTCTGACATTTCGTGACTTAAAGAAGCTAGAACTGCAGTGTCTTGTCTTACAGACTCAAGCATTTTGGCTTCAACTTGGTTAAGAATTTGAGCTTCATCTACAATACGTGCGACAGTTCCTTCAGGTAAGATAGAAATTTTTTCTAGGTCCGTTGCAAGCTTATACATGTCAGCAACTTGTGTGCCATCAATCTCATCGTTTAGGTTAGCTATATTACTGGTGTACTTATCAAACAGTAAAACAAGAGCTTGTTGTTTATCTCTAAGAGCATCTTTTTGTTTGCTAGCTCCATTTTCTAAATCAGATATAAACCCTTGTAAGGGACTGTTATCTCCTAGCTCAATCCCGTCTGCTTTCATCATATCCCTGATGATGCGAATGTTTTGATCGATACCTACAGCCAGACTCTGTTCGTCTGCAGTGGCACGGATTAATCCTTCCATGTCTTTTGAATTAACAAGTTTACCTGAGGTAACCTGATCTAGCTTTTGGCCTTGATAGGCAATGAGAGGAGCCAAGCCGGATGCTTGAGCAACACTAAGGTTCAACCTCTTCATAACGTTGCCCAGATTTTCAGGAGACATACCGCTTTCAGCAAGGTCTGTTCTGTACGACTGCATCATTTCACGATATCGAGAAAGTGAGTCAATCACCATTTGACGAGGGTTTTCACCAAACCTGTTTTCAGTGGGAAGTGCGCGAAGTATGCGATTGAACTGATCAAAAGCTTTTACTCTTTCGTCGTTCATGTCAAATCCCTGAGATTGCAGGGCTTGTTTCATAGCTCTTTCATCGCCACTAACAAGTGCATCACGAGGAATGAAGGGGAACATGTCAGAGTTTTGAAGCAATTCAGCAACATCAGTAAACACACCCTCTGTTACGCTATCTCCCACTTGCCATGTAACTCTTGCAGCCCCGTTCACCACAAAGGGAGTTATCATAGGAGCAGTGATTGCAGCAATCATATCAGAGGGGACACCAAACATGGACATGTCGGGAAGATATGTCATAGCCGCACCAATAGATGCAGAGATAAGCACTTCATCTCTTAGGGCTGCTCTCATATACGGGTCTTTGTTTACTACCTTTTGATATTCGTTTCGACGAGCCGTAAGAGCTTTTTGTTGCTGTACTAAAATTGCGCGTCTCTCAACGTTATTTTTAGCAAACGGAGCTACGCCTTCATTAATCTTTTCTATCTCATCCCCTAAACCAGATATATTATCGTCAAACTGCTTAAGGTTTGCGTTCATATCTCTATAGACTGAACCCATTCCTATCTTGCTTTTCCTACGCATTCCCCCCAGAAAACGTGTTACTTGACCTACTCCGGGTGTTCTTTCGACTACTTCTCTTGCACCGAAGAACATCTTTTTAACGACGTTACCTGTTTCTTTAAAGTCGTTTCTACGGATTTTCTCAAACACTTGAAAGTCTGTCATCCCAGCCAGACCGTCAGAGGAATCACTTCTAGCAGTGTCAATCCTTTTCATCATTCGGTTGGACGATGCTCGTGTCAGCTTCACAGCCGCACCTGTAAATCCAATCTGTTGACTAAACAACAAGCCAGCTTTTGAAACAAACGGCAACTCATCAAAGGCAAGCTCAACCATCGCGCTTGCTACTTGTGGTGGCAGTCCAACATCCATGCGTTTGACTTGACCTGTTTCTTCATCACGAATGTAATCTTTTTTAGAAGTGCCATCTTCTCCTGCTATTAGCTGGATCATTGGCTCTGTGTGTTGTCTGTTCCATTCGTCCTGTCCGTAGGTCTTAATGAATGTCTTCTTGTACCACTTCTGCATCGAAGCTTCTCTGGATTCAGTAAGCTCAGACTTTGAAAGAAGCTTTTCGGACCCTTGAATGTATCCGCTTTCTGCCATGCGCTGATTGAAGGATGATGGTAAGACATCACCAAAAGCACGTTCAGAAAAAGCAGCATCAGCTAAAGACCCTATTCCTGCAATTGCCATCGGACCAATGTAGGGAGTACGAGCAACATCCCCCGGAAGATTACTTATCATTCTAACTGCTTCACTGTAAGTATTTCCTACAGCAAACTGACTCATAATCATACGCTTACCGTCTAATCCAAAGTAAGGATTTTCAGTCTGAAGAGCGTCACGAATTTTCTTGTTTGTTGCTACAATTCCGTCGATGGTTTGTTTGAACTCGTAGTCTGCCCCTTCAAACACTTCGTCTGGTAAACCGTACTCTCCCGGAACAACAAGTTTATCGGGGTCAGCTACAGGGACTCGTTCTTGACTTATAAAGCTGTTAAGAGTTTCGTTGTAGAAAGCATCGTCAGATTTCAGATTGGTAAGCATACCCTCTGATAATGCTAACCCTGCTATCTGATTGCTACCGTTGTTAGCCTGAATAGCAGCCTGTAAGTTTGGACTGTCAACGACAGCGTTAAACTGACTTTGTAGTGCAGGTATAGTTATCTGACTACCACGCTGCCTGTCAATATCAGCAGACATGATTGCCGGAACATCCTTTACTACAACTTGGTCAGGGTCAGTCGCTGTAGCAAGAGTTCCGTCTGGTGATGCTTCGGGAACAACGGAAAGAATAGGCTTATCCATTCCCTGTGGAAGAAGCTTCTTGTCTCTTTCAGCCGTAGTCATTTCTGGAGTAATCTGGGGTGACTGCTCTGCCATGATTAGTTTGTACCTTGTGAATTTAAGATGTAGTATTCAGAACCGTCGGTTCGTATTTTCTTTTCATAAAGAGCATC